ATGTTTGGGCGTCCACCCTGAAAATCGTGTCGAAGCGGCAAGCTTGCATCACTGCCTGGGCGGCGGCTTCGACGTTCGCGCCTTCGTCGACCGCGACCTTGGCCTCGCAAACCAAAGCGGCCAGCGGATTGATGTCGATGCCCGTGCCCTGATCACGGCTTCCGTCATGACGGTGCCGGAACCCACGAAGGGATCGACGACGTGGCAAGGTCCCTTCTTGCTCTTCAGAATTGCGTCGAGGATGTCGCCCTGCATGCGCGGCACCATCATGGCGGGATAGCGCAGAAGGCCGTGCAGCGTGTGCCTGGCATTGGCGCTCTCGCTAGCGCGATACCAGAGCGGCGACGAAATGCCGGTGGGTAATCTCGACGATTTCCTTCTCCTTGGTGAGCGTGGCGCCCATGAGGAACGATCGCGGCGGGATCCGCGACGTCCCGAGCTCCTGGTATTTCGCGTAGGCGAGATTGGTGCCGATGTAGGCCTCGCGCTCATCCCAGTTCCGCTCGATCGAATCCCGCAAGTCGCCTGTGCGCAGCAATGGGTCGTTGGGTGTGAAGCCCTTCCTGACGCGGTCGGCCTGCGTAGAGTCGGCGAGCTGCGGCCAGCCGTAGTCGTAGGTGCCAATGACCCGTTTCGCCTCGTCCTGAATGATCCTGGAGGCCACCTCGAGCGCTTGCTCCTGCTTCATCGGCAGGTCGGCGATGATCTCGGTGAGAAGGTTGGCAAATCCATTGAGCGTGAACGTCTCCGCCATCTCGTTGCTTTCTAGTTGGAATCCTATTATGGAGCCGGTCCGGGCAAAGCCCGGTTGAGCAAAAATTTAAGGGAGGAACATATGCTAAAGGTTGTGCTGGCTGTGTCGCTCTGTGTGTCCGTGACCGCAATCAGCGGCGAGGCGCGGGCGCGCGATCCGCGTCCTCACGACGGCTTTTCAACAGGAAGCTGCAAGAAATCGTCGTGCTACGAGAAGCACCCGAGCGGGGAATACGTCTATCCCCACCATTATGGGCACAAGGGCCGGGATTACTGAGGAGCGCGGGCCCTCTATGGGGCCCGCCGCTTGAATTCGTTCGTGTCCCAATCGAATTCGCCCGCGCCCTCGAACTGGCTGAAGGCGTCCTCCGTCGACGGAACATCGGTCAGGCTGCGATAGGCTTCGCCGGCAGCTTGCAGGCCTTCCTGATCGAGCGCGTCCATGATCGAGTGAAGCTCGCCGGCCGCGCGCGGGAAGGTGAGCGGCACCCCGTCGACAGCAGCCACGGAGGCCGCAGCCGTCATCAGGGAGATGACAACCGGGTCCTGCGTTTCGGCCATCTTGATGATGCGCAGCTGCTCGGAAACCCGCAGGCGCCGAACCTTCAGGACTCGCCCGAACGGATCGGCGATGTCCTTGGTCTTGGCGTAGCGGTCGAGAATTTCTTGCCGGCTCGCAATCGCGGACATGTTTTTCCTTTGTGAATGTGAATTTATTACGAGATTTGAACGAGATCGCTGGCCATCCACTCGACGTCTTGCACGATTTCCTTTTCGCGCGAGCCGGAGGCGACCTGGTTCATCCAGAACACTGCTTTGATGTACTGGAATCGGCTGATCGTCAGGTCGGAGTTGGTCACGACCTTGTTGATGTAACCGCCGGAGATGCCGCCGCCGTTGTTGAAGACCTGGACCAGCTGGATCTGCAGGCTGTCGAGCGAGGAGCCGACGCGCTTGATCGAGAAGCTGCCCTTGTAGCCGGCGGGCACAAAGCCGAACCGGGGCAAGTTGTTGTATGGAATCGAGCTGATCTTGTGCGAGATCGCGTCTTCCTTGAAGCTCTGGATGTCGCCGAAATCGATGATCTGGCCAGTGTTCGTGTCGTAGAAGCCGAAGTTGTAATCGGCGCCAATATTGATGCCGTTGATGGGCATGGGGAGACCCGAGAATCCCCATGGCGGCACGCGCCCGGTGGGTCAGACCGAAAAGAAAGAGGGGGGCTTTCGCCCCCTTTACGAAGCCGTGGTGGCAGCCGCGATGATCTGGCTCAGTTGCGACTGCGTCGGCGCATTTTCCTGCGACGTGACAGTCACATTGCCGCCGCCCTGCAATTTGATGATGAAGTAGCGGACGGCGTTGAGGTAGCGGACCTGAGCGTAGAGGAACAGGAAGCCTAGAGCCTGCGAGCTCGGCGGGTTGTTCGTCAGATCGCAGACGGTCGCGAACGTGTCGATCATGCCGTAGCCGTTCGATCCGAAATCCGGGTCGCACAGCAACTGCAGGAACGAGTCGATGATCATCTTCGCTTTGGTGCGGGTCGGATCGTTGGCCTGGATGCTCTGCATCTGCCCGACGATCGATTTCGCAGCGAAACTCTGGAGTTGACGCGCCAGCCAATAGGTGAGGCGCGTGTATTCGACGCGGTTGCTCGGGACCAGGCTCGAGGCATTGTTGCCGGTGCAGAAGGAGAAATAGTTCTCCCCCAGATCCGTCGTTCGGCCGATGAAGTCGACGCCACCGTTCTGCGCCTGCGCGTTCTGCGCAGACGCCGTGATGATGCCGAGGTTCGATGTCTCGGTCGCCTCGACGCCGATCAGTTGCTTGTTGATCGGGCTCTGTTCGGGCGACAAATTGCCGGCGAGGCCGAGCGCGAAGGCTTGCGGGCTGACATACCGGAGGATGCCGTTCGTGGTGTCATAGAACTGCGGCCAGTCACCGACGAGCCACCACAGGCCGTAGCTGTCGATCCCCGTCGTCTGCCGCAACGCCACCGCGTTGGCGATCGTGTCGCCGAACGGCCCTGTCGTGACCGGCAGCATCGTTTCCTGCAGCCCGAACGATAGCTGGGTTGCGAAGGAGGTCGAGTCGCTCAGATCACAGAGGGCGAAGCAATCGCAACCTGAAGAGCGCAGCGCGTACATGCCCTTGCGGGGCAATGTGTCGGTACCAAGCATCTGGGCCGTACCCACGCCGGCCGCACCGTCGGTGCCGCCCGCCATATAGGTGATAACGCCCAACGTCGGCGCACCGGTGCCGGTGCCCGCCGTGAACATGACGGTGGAGCTGGGACTGTTCTGCGGCGAGCCTTCGTTGATGGCGCGCGCGAGAGCGGCCGCAAACGAGGTCGTGATGGTGATGCTCTGGCCCGTTCCACCACCGCCGACCAGCGTTGCGTTCATCGAGGTGTAGCCGAAGCCTGGCTCAACGATTTGCACCGGGCCGATCGCCCAGGTGAGTGTGAGCGTCATGCCCGTGCCGGCACCGCTCGTCGAAGACTGAGCGAGCGGGTTCGTCGGAACGCTGCCAGACGTCAGGGTGCCCGGAGTCAGCACCGAAATGGTCGACGGAACGCCGCCCGTGACGGCGGTGACTTTGACGACCAGGCCGTTCGCGAACGTGACCGTGTCGTTGACGGCAAATCCGGTGCCGGGCGCGGTCAGCGTCGGCGTACCGGTGGTGACGAGCGTGGCCCGAGCCGTTGCCTGGATGCCGCCGGTAATCTGCGGCGCAGACAGCTGGATCACCGGAACCGAGGTGAAGTTCGTGCCGGAGACCGTCGCGCTTGCCAGAGCACCAACGATGTTCTGGAACGTCTGTGGCGCCTGGCCCGGCATCGAGACGACGGCCGTATAGGCGCCGGCGTTCGTGCCGGCCTGGAACGCGATGCCGATCTGATTGCCGAGAGAACCGGTGTAGAGCGCCGTCAGCGTGCCGAGCGAATTGGGCAAGCTGACAGAGGCTGCCGTGTCAGTGCCATCGGAAACGCGGACGCCCTTGAAGGCGACGTTCTGACCCTGCGACACGGCGACCAGCACGTGCGTGGGAAGGTCGTATGGGCGGATTTGCGCCGAGCCGTAGGGGCAATCGTTGACGCCGGTGAACGACAGGGCGGCGCCGATCGGGCCCCAGGACCCGACACCAACGAGGCCCTCGACATTCGAAGGAAAGCCGTTGATGATCGGGGTTTGCGGGACGATATCGACGTAGAGGCCGGGATTCGTGATACCGTAGATATTGACGGTACCGTCCTGGAACGTGGGCATATGGGGTGTGTCCTGAGCACCCCATGGCGGCACGCGCCCGGTGGGTTATTCCTTCACTTTTGGAGGTGGCGGCGCAGGGCCTCCCTCGCGCCGATGACGTTTCCGTTCTCATCGACGGACATGCCGTCGAGGGAGATCAGAGCCGGGTCGATATTGGTGATTGCAGCGAGGGCCTTGCGCATGAGTGCCGCCTCGAGATTGCGTAGGCGGATCCGGTATCTGGCGGCACGGTCACGAAGCTCGCTCACCTGTTCGATTGTCGGCGCCAACGAGCGACCGTGCTTCATGCGGCCCTTTCGAAAAGAAAAAACATCTTCCCTCTGCGGAGGTTTACATGAGTATTCTCAGGCAAATCGAAGGTAACAGAAAATCCCTCCTCCGCTGCCTTGGTGAATACCTGCGGGCACTCGCGCTGCACGATTCCTGTCAAGGTCTCGCCTGGGAGAATGCCTTTGCCGACAAGGCCGAGTGTGAGTTCGGCCATGATGCGCCGGTTGAGCGCTTCAGGCGCGATCTTGTTGCGCCTGCGATAATAGCGGGCTGCGTTCACGAGCTGGCTTTGGTAGCTGGCGTGGTTACGGCGGCAGCGCGCGCTGCTGTGGTCTGGGAGCGTGCCATGATCTTGTTGACGTGGTGCGCATGATGGCTGGCGAGGATGGCTGCGATTTCTGCCTCGTCGCTGATGATCTCCCCTTTACGATAGTTCTTGAATTTCTGCTTGACGACCAGCTCGTACATCTTTCCCTTCCTTTACGAATTGCTGACTGGGATACCCACCGACGTGATCTCGGTTCCCTTGTATAGATAAACCGTATCGTAAGTAACGATGAACAATAGATCTCGTCGATAAAGACCTGTGGACTGATCTTTGTCGGTGATCGCCGTGCCCTGGGCGAACATGAGGGCGCAGGACGTGTCGGGCATGATCATCCGGTTCGTGAATTTCAGAACCGGGTCGATCGCCTTGGCGATCACTGTCCGATCAGACGGGCTCGGCGCCCAGGCGACCACTCGCAGAATTCCCTTCTGCCGGTGCACGCGGCGGCCGAGCGTGCCTGTCGCGCCGATGCGCACCGTCAGTGCGAAGTTGCCGACGACGGTGACCGTCGATCCGGACGCGGCGGTGCCGGGGAAAGCCGCCGCCACCTGTGCGGCGATGCCGGCGGCCATGGAAGCCGCCGTCCCGTTGCCAGGGTTGGCGAAGGAGTAGGCCTGACTGTAGTTGACGATGAAGGTGACGAACTCTCCCGTCCCCGGCGTACCGGAGAGGGTGATGGAGCCGTCTTCGTTGGTGGTGAAGGAAAGCCCGTGCACGGGCGCAACCACGACACCGACGCGGTCCTGCACCTGCCCCGGGTCGCCCAGAATAGGGTCGGCGTAAAGCGAAACGATCGACTTGCCCGCGGCCGAAGCAGCGTCGAGATCGTCTGCCTCAGGCCAGCCTTCGCCGATGTCGATGTCTTTTCCGGTCACGCTCGGCGAGGACGTGCCATTCGGGTAGGCCGCGCCGAGAACGAGAGCGTAAACGGCGTCGACTACATCGGCGATGTCAGCCATCGACCCGGCGAACCTCGTGATGCATGTCGACGATAGCCTGCGCGAGAGCGACCCTGTCGGGCTCCGTCATTTCGACGACGGAACTCCAAGGGATGCCTTGCTGCATAAGCAGGAGGCACAAGCGCAGATGTCCATCAGCCGGGGCGCGATCCACCTCTGATTTGCTCGCCCGCTCGCTCAGGAAATCGACCCGGTTCTGCAGCTCCTGCACTTGCTTGCGCAGCGCGTTGCATTCGCAGGATGGCTCGATCTCGTCGACGCGGGCGGTGAGAGCGTCGAGTCCGGCCGCGATGTCCTCGATCAGCGGGTCAGCTTGATCGCGGAGGAAAGTCAGCCGACCCGCGGCCTCTTTGACTGTGTCCTCGATCCGCAAGTCACCGCGCGAGATCAGGTTCAGCGCCTTCACGATCGAAGTAAGAACCAGACGAATTTCTTCGTACCGCATCAATTCTCCAGGCGAATAGCCTCGAGCTCATACCCGAGAGCAGTGTAATAGTCAGAAGAGACCATGTACCTCTTGCCGAGGTCGTCGATGACGATGTCACGGTCGTTGATGATGCCGAGCTGCATCGCCGTTGCTGGGATGACGATCTTCCAGCGGGTCGGGCCCGGCGCGCTCGAGGGCAGGTTCGTGCTGCGCTGCGCGCGGCCGCCGAGCGATTGGAGGGAAGCGGGCACGTTGCTCGCGATGACTGTGTTGCCGCCGGCGGTTCTGTCCAACCCGAAATATGGCTTGCCGCCTGGCTGTGAGAGCTGTGCATTGGCCGCGCCGGCGGCAAACTGGGAATTGGGGCGCTCGATCGTTACCGTGCGCGGGTAGAGGGCGTCTGCCATCAGTGCAGAGTCGCTTCCTCGATCTCGATCGCTGTCTCGAGGGCGTCGAGGAAGTCGTCCCATTCTTCGCGCTCGATTTCGGGCCGCATTTGCGACGTGACGTAATCGCCCTCATCGAGAAGGGTCATTT